AAAAAGGAAGAGAAAAAAAAGACCTGAATAAAATAGAACATACAGGTCTTTGAGGGAACTTAATATAAACTTATATTACAATCTTGAAGTTAAAAGTTAGGGTAATTGTATATTATTAAATTTTTTCGCTTGACCGCTTGCATTTTTTCCAAGCAAAGCACTTCCGCAATCTTTGTGACCTTTCAGACAATTGTCAACAATTTGTTGCAGCCATACATCATCCCATGCCGACATGACATCACCGTGCATTGATAATCCTGGAGGAAGTGATGAATCGTAAGTATCAGATGACAATCTCCAATTTGTTGTCTCGTTGTTTACATCTAAGTTAAAGTCAACAATAAAAGTTATGTTTGGAATTCTTTCTGGATGGGTTGCTGGACATCTATTGCCAGTAGTGCCTACCTCATAAGACATGTGTGATTTATGATCAGGAGAATCCAAATTTACGCCATCCCAACACATCGGGAAACTTAGAGTAAACCTTAAATCCTGTGTGGCTGAACAGTTAGGCGGTATAGTTTTGCCGCCATTGGCTGTTACAGAGCCACAACTAAAATGATAATTGCTCGCGGTTTCGACACTTGTATTTGAAGAATCCCCTGCAATCATTTTTAATCCTTGAGGGACAACAACAAGCGTATCGGCAACTTCTGAAACGACTCTTGTATTATAGTATAGAAGAGTTTGTTTTGGTGTTTTGACTTGTCCTGTTGATGTATCGTAAAGAGTAGGCCACCAATAAGACGACCTGTTTGCAATACCTCCCATACATGTACTACCACCGGACGTGCGTAACGACTCGCTGGTTGAGTTTGGGTTGATAGAGTCATTGCCAACAAAAGTATGGTGATGACTAGACGGTGCAGGTATTCCAGGAAAAACAATTGGGTCAAAATAACCTGATTTAACGAACAAACACTTTGGCCTAATTTTCCAATCTGTGCTACTAGCTGGAGGTAATGTTGAGGTGTTAATTACATCTAGGTTTGTGCTGCCTAATCTATCTGGAGGAGCAGAATTAGGGTCTAGAGGTACTGAGAAAACTTTCAAAGAAAAACTTAAACTAAAAATTAAAAATATTTTGCATATATTTGTCATTTTTGATGCCTTATTGGTAGTTAATAAAAAAATATCCTTATATGTTTTCCATAACAATCCACTTTCTCCTAAATAAATTAATACTTTAAAAAATATCTTTCCAAAGTATAAAGGTTTCTGTATTTCCCTTCCTATTTATTACATTCATTTTAGTTGCAATTTGTACTTTTCCTGTTAGGACGTTAGTTCTACTAGAATCATATATACTATAGAACCAAGGAAAATATTTTAAATGTTTAAAATTACTCATTATGGACTCCTTATAAGATTTTGATAATTTATGACTTATTCTTTAAGTTAAAACCTGTAGTTTTGCTTGTAGCTATGTGAGTATAACTCCCAACTACAAGGACAATACTGGTGATGCCATTTATGATTTGACTTTTATCTACCCCATTTATTTCTAAATCAGGAAAAGCAATTTGTATTACCTGTAACATTGCTGCAACTATTCCTGTAAGTGCTCCGGCATTTTTCCAAGTTTCTTTATTTTTAAGTTCTTTTCCTTTGTAAAGAACTTCTATTAAAGCCCAAAAAATATTTAAAGATGGCATTTTGTTCTCCTAAAAAGATTAAAATTAAAAAAAATTATCTTTTACAGTTAAAGACTGTCCTTTCTTGGAAAGAATTAAATTCATTGCATGTAAGTTTACATCCTTTCAAAGTTCTTTCCCATTTATCTTTTTTCTTACTTTTTTCATAAGTTTGGTACTGCATGTTGGAAGTTATATCTAATCCTCCACATGCTAGGCACAAACATGACCTATAATGTATCCTTTTCTTCCTTTAGGAAATTCTTGCTCTTTCTGATACTTAATAGCCACGGATTGTTTTCTGCAACTTCCGTAACTAACTGAATCAGTATAAAGGGATAAAGTAATACAGATAAAAAGAAAAAAGAAACATATAAATATAATTTTTGACATCATTTTCTCCGTTATGCTTTAATTTAAAACTAAGAAGTTAACACGAGTTTCAGCAGTTGCAGCCATATTTGCAGTAATAGTGAAACTTCCTGCTGCCTGAGTCACTGAAACTGTTTTCATTGTAGCGTCATCTGTTGCTACAGTACATAAAATAACACTATTAACTCCCGCTAAACTGTTTGTAACTACTAGACTTGTTGCAGCAGCCGAAAAATTAACGCTTCCAATAGTTTTGTTTATGGTTTGTGCCCCTGTAGTTCCTCCAGCGGTTATTGTTTTACTTGCAGCAATATCCCCAGAAGCAGTTAAAGTAGTAAAACTTCCAGTAGAGGTACCTCCGGTTATGTCTATAAGACCTGCAACAGTTAGGTCTTTATCTGGAAAGGTGTAAGTTCTTGGGGTAGTAGTAGTGTTTGTGAAAAAATTTGTAACCGTATTAGCTGCATTTTTGAAATTTATCTTAAATAACGTCAGTCCTGCATATCCTCCGGTTGCGTCCTTTTCTGAAAGACTTTGTTTTAGTGCAACATCGGCAATATCAGCTATAGTTCCATCCTTATCCTGAAATGTATAAGTTCTTGCTAGTGTATTTGTGTTTGTAAAGAAACTTGTAAAGGTATTTGCAACATTTTTAAAGTTGATTTTAAGAAGTGTAAGTCCTGCATATCCTCCGGTTTCGTCCTTGTTTGCTGTTCCTTCTGCGACTAAAGTAGTTCTTGCTGTAGCTGCGTCCACATCATCTAAGACAGTTTGCATAAAAGAAGTTACATGATTTTTTATACTATTGCAATTTTGTGTTGCTTGTAGTATGTCTGCTCTTGCAGCAGAAGGGCTATCTGTTCCTGCATCCATATTAGTTGTTATTGCGTCTGTTATAGGCCAAGTCATAATATTAACTCCAAGAAGTCCAAAGATTCCATGTACTAGCTAAATTATTCCAGCCAGAACCCAGAAAGAAGGTATGTGTTATAGTTTGAAAAGAAGAACCATTAGCATTTACAGACCAAACAGACAAAGTTACTTGCCCTGTATATCCAGTTGTAGCTATTGATTGTGTAGTTGTGGCATTTCCAGAAAAACTAGATAAAATTGTTGAGTTATCCGTTCTTTTAAGGTTCCCGCTATAAGTTACTCCTACTTCTGTTGTTATGTTCCCTGTATAAAACCCAATCAAACTTACAGTTTGCTGGAATCTGTTTCTAGTTGCCCAAGTTATAGTGAAAGCATCAGCAGAAGGTGTTACGTTAGAAGGCCAACTAGTTCCATTAATTAAGAGATTCCCTGGTGGATAAGGCTTGTGCATTCTTCCAGTTATAGTAAGTATATCCGCAGGAGCAGAAGCAAAAGCTAAAGTGTTTAAAGGAGTAGTCGTTAAAAGACGAATTGAGGGAGCTTCTGCTAATAAATATTGAGTAGAAGAATACCCAAATAGTTGCTGATAAGCAAAACATTTTTCATCTACTGCATGACTTTCTGGAACAGTATCTACACATCCACGTACAATAGTGGCAGTGGTTCCAGCAATAGCTGTTATAGAGACTATTTCATTCCCTATCTGTAAAGTTTGCCCAAGAATGACCTGACTAAAATTATACATATTTTTCAAGGTAATGCTTGTAGCTGTTTTATCGAAAGCCGTGGCTATTTGAGCAAAAGGACAAAAATGTAATATTCCTTTTTCTAAGGAGTTAATCCATATTTGTGCAGATATACTATCTCCCGAAGGAGCTTTTCCAGCCAAACCTACATAAGAAACAGTTGTGTCTACTCCTCTAGCTTCTACATCCCCTTTTATTCTTGCAAATTGATAATAAGTCACTTCTTGAATCAGTCTATCTGTCACTGCTATTGCACTAGATATTACAGGAACCCAATCACTAGAAGGAGTAGTAAAAATTGGATTTTCTTGTGCGGAAAAAATATCTTGAACAAAAGTTATTGTGATATAGTTATTTGTTATAGTGCCCAGATCAATTGTAGACACTCTGCAAACTATATCATAATCGAGATATTTATTTGCAGCAGCTTTTAAAACAAAAGCGCTTCCTATATTTAAGTTTTCTGCTGTTCTATCACAAACTAAAGTACCTGAAAAAACTTGTGTACTTAGTTTTGCAAGTTCATTTATTGAAATTTTCTTGGCTAAACTATGGGAGGTTACTCCTGAACGGGTTAACACTTTCTCTATCGTTCCGTTTTGCTTACTTGCAAGAGTAATATCTTCCGAAGATTCCACTGCATCTTCTAAGGTAGCTTCATTCCAAAATTTTATAGTAACTTTTGAAAAGAGTTCCCCTAATAAAGTTCTTTTAAAGCTACTAATTTCTTTGACATTGCTGGTAGTAAGATTAAATAAACTTCCTATCGTGTAATCATTTCGTATAAGTTTTACTTCAAATTTATTTGTTATTCTGTCAACATAAAGAACCGCATCAATATGATCTAAAACATCTTTAATATAGGTATCCAGGGATTCTGTGTTTCTAAAAAGAAAAGAAAAACCGTAACCTTCATTATAAGTTGTTTGTGCGGCGGTATCAAAACTGCTTCCAATTAAACTTGTATTTATTCCAAGACCGTAGATATTATCTGTTAACATATCTCTTATAATATGTACTGCATTCATTTGTCCAGATATGGGTTCTGCATAAGCAGGTTGCCATACTGTTGTACCTGTGCTGGTTGCAGTTACTCTTTTCAGCAGATACGTAGGAGGTTTGAGATAGTAATTTAAGCCTACATAAAAATCTTCATGTACACAAGAAACTAAACGTCTATATGCAGGGGAAACTCCAAATTTGGCTGTCATAAAAGTATTTGCTACTTGTGTGGCTGTTCCTAACATAAAGTTAAGAATTCCTGACACTCCTCCTTCTCTATCTAGTCCTCCAAATAGTTCTTCTTTATCTATTGTTAATGCTCCCCCAGTATGAGTTCCAGAAAATACTTCTTTTTTATCAAAAAAGATTTTTTTTACAGAATCTATAGGACCTAGACAAAGTACATGATGTTGGGAAAGATAGTATCTGTATACTTTTAAACTAGTATCTCCTTTACTCATTTTAAGAATCTCTAGTTAAAATAAAATTTACTAAGTTTAAAGCCATAGCATCATCAGTATCTCTTAGTTGCTTTACAGTTAACCCATTCAAAACAACTTCTTTCCAATTATAACCATTACTTTCTACAAATAAACGCCATCCAGCTACGCAACCTTCCATACCAAATTCAGTAAACTCCCTTGCATCTTGCATAGTGATTGTGATATTGTTTTCTTCTTCTTTTGTCATTGTTTCTTACCTCCTTCTTTTGCGGCTGCAACAATACGTAAATCCCAATAATTTGCAACTATAGGATTTTCTATAAGTCTTGTACCGTAAAGTAAAGGTATAGGTATTCCTTGTTCTGTTATTGGAAAATCTGCTAAATTAGGAGGTTCCTGTTTCGGAGGTTTTGGTTTGAATAGTTCATAAAGAAAAAAGACAGGCGCACCAAAAAGAATGTCTACGAAATTACCTAGTTTCATTTATGTACTCCTTGAGCATTGTAGGGGGATTGAGTCGGCAATCTTCTGAACCCTCCATGATTTACAACATTATTAAATTTAGTTAAACAAGTAGTTTCTTTCTTATCGCATCCAGCAACAACAACTGCCAATCCAGTAGGAGTTCCTACAAGTGGATGAGAAATTCTTAAGCTTCCCCCTGTTTGTTTTAATATATTTCTAGTTTGCCCATTCCATATAAATTGTCCGTCCAAGAAATAATTATTTGCTTGTGTAATCCCTGTAACAGTTATGAAAATTCCGTCACTGCTGATTGTGTTTATGGTAACTGTAAAACTGAAAAGACTTTTATCGGCTAAACAGGATGCTCCGTATAAAGTATAGGGACAAAGTATTTGCACTTTTCTTGTTAGGATAGGTCTAGTTGCTTTGGTATAACTTGATGTGCAGATTAAGTTTATGAATGCTCCAGAAGCATTTATAGCATCTACTTGACCTCCCCAATGGACTAATTCATTCCTATACAAAGTTACTCTTAATGGATTTTCTGGAAAATTAGCTAGCATACTCCTGGCAAATGTATTTGAAAAAATAAAACTAATTGTTAAACTATTTTTTAAAGCATTATCTGTTAAGGTTTTATTCCCACTTTTTATTAGAGCAGGTATATAGTCTTTTCCTCCAAAAGTTACAGTTGTTAACTTAGGAGTAAAAGTATAGTATATTCCGTCTACAAAAAATTCATATAATTCTGTTACATCTGCCATTTTTAAATAACCTCTATAACTGGAAAAGTGACTTGGGCAATAAAAGTATTTTGCACACTTGCTTTATAAATAATTTCAAAATTATCTGATTGTGATCGGACTTTGGTTAATATTTGTATAGTTTTTAGATTATTTATAACTAAAGGATTCGCAGGAGAAAAGCTTATAGTTTCTGTTCCGTTACTCTCTAAAGTTACATCAGTGACCGTAAAATTAGCGGATATATCTCCTACTGCACGGATAAATTTAGGCGGATTATAGCTCAAATTAGCGTTTTGCACTGTAACTTGTGTTGCAGAAGTAGCCAAAAATCCCAATAAAGGAACAGTGTCGGGAGAAAAAGAAGGCAAATAAAATAAATTTGCCCTTCCCCTAAGATAGTCTAAGAACTTTCTTAATATTTGAATTTCAAAAAGCCCTTTGGCAACTACATTAACATTTTGGTTTGTACGGGTATAGTTTTGATACTCTTCCAAGTAAGTATCCCCTATATTATTAGAAATATAATTAGAATCTCTGGAAGAGAATTCTTGTAAACTACCAGTAACTACTGTTGCTTTAGTTATGACAGGGAGAGAGTTAAAAGTAGAATAACCAGAAAAACTTGGAGCATAACTCCCTGCCATTACGTTAAAAGTTCCCTCGGCACTATTGACTCCCCCGTTTTTTCTCCCAAATGTTATATTTCTTTCGTTTATTGCAGGTTTAACAGGGATATACCAACAAGAAGGAAAAGTTCCTAGAATAGGCAATTTAGTAGTTATTGTATTTGAATTGAAACTTAAGACTTCTATAAGTTCAAAAATTTTGTAATTTACATAAATTACTCCTAAATCTCCGGTAGCTATATCAATATTTGCAGTATTTGCAATTATTAAAGTGCTGCCGGCAGTTAAAGCAGGTATACGTTGTGTTTGCCACCATACAGGTGTTGCTAAACCTATATTAGTTCCATAGTGGGCTAAATTTTTTGCTAAAGTATATTCTTCTATTGTTCGAAACACATAATCATAAATATAATCTACTCTAGGAACATCTCTGAGAGATAAGAAAGATTCGGAGGATATGCTAGTTAAAACATCTGTAAGAAATTTCTTTTGTTCTTTGTGAACAATATTAGGTAAAAATGACCAAAAAAGTAAACGACTTCCAGTTATTTGCAATATCAATGGAGCAAAATTAAAATTAAAAAGTATGCTTGCATTAATATTTATAGCTCCTGCTTTAGTTATAGATACATTGTATATTCTATATTCTAAAGGAGCATAAGTAGCCAAACCTTCTATATTTGTTACTGTTATCCCTTCTGCATTAGTTCCTGTAATGGATGAAATAGGGTTATCGATAAAAAAAGCATTCCAAACTTCGATAAAAGTTGTCTGATCGGATAAGATATTGCCTAAAGCTAAAGGATTAGGTGAAATATGTATCCTAAAATAATAATCATTAAGGTAACTGTTTACTAGATGCCCAGAAGATATGCTATATGTTGAAGTTTCAATCGGGAGGTTATGTCCAACTGTGTCTAATATGTCAAAAGGCAGACTTCCGCTGTCACTTGCGTAAGGTGGATAGTTATTTACTAAATATCCATGCAAGTTATCCGAAAGATTATATAAGTCTTGTGTATGACTTATATAATAGGGAAATGTTTCATTGCCTTCTATAACTGCCATTATATATTCCTATGGAACATACCTAACTGCAAAACCTAAAGTACCTGTAGAGTAGGGGGTTGACCCCCCTCCTGCTCTAAGTATTGTATCTTTTTTATGCGTAGAAAATACTCTCCAAGTATCTGAACCAAGAGTAATTGTATCATTTAAGTTATAGTTATCTATTCTAATATATCTAAAATGCTCCATATACCCTAGGTATTTTTTAAAAGAGCTTAGTGCATTAGATTGTATTTCAGGTACGACTAAAAGTGCTTGTTGATTCCAGTCATTTAAACCTCTGTATAATTTTCTTGCACAGTTTTGAGTAACTGAGATATACGCAAGAGTAGTTCCATCAGTCAAAGTATAAGTTAAACCATCTATTTCAGCATGGAGTATTCCATTGGATACGAGAGTAGTTCCAGGAATTCCTATACTAAAAGGTAATGCATTATATCCTCCTACATTTTGTCCAGAAGCTAGTTGAGAATCTGCGATACTATTATATCCTAACCAAGCTGTACTTATACTGTTGATAATATTAGCGGATGCTGCTAAGTATTCTCCTCCAGGATATGCCGAAGAATGTACTTTAACTAAATCTCCTACAGTAAACCATTGGACTTCTGTTCCAAAGGTAAATACCCCAGTAACTACATCTGGTGTTCCTGAGCTAAATAAATAATAAGTACAAGGTATATTTGAAAAAGCAGGGTTAAATCTACAAGACTGAGCATGAGTAACTAAATTATGATTCCCAGTTCCTGAATGATATAAATCAAATAAAATATACTGTATACTATTTTGGCTATGTATAGCTCCAGCAAAATTAAAATATTTAGTCCCTTTATTATAAGTATTCCAAGAAAAAGTACAAGAACCTGCTGTTAAAGTAGTAAAAGTAGCATCTGATATTTGACTACCGCTAGTAGAACTTCCTTTTCTGGTTAAATAGATATTAGCACTTCCAGAACCTGTAAAGGTTAATTTAGAACCTAAAGGAACAGCATTTAAGGCATTTGCAGAATAAGAAAGAGTACCTGTTCCTCCTGCGTTATAGCTAAGAGTAACCCCAGTAATTACAGAAGAATTAACTGTTTTAGTCCATCCATTAGCTAAAAGAAAAGTATCTAAGATAGAAGGAAAATCTACTACTGAGTTCAGTGTACCTGTAGAATAAGCCATTAATTTAACCTCAAAGCACAATAATCATTATTACCTGTTAAAGTTCCGTCTCGTAAAACTACATAAGTTATCCCATTAGAAACTAAAGTATTCTCTGTTGCATTATTAAAACCAGAAACATAGAACACATAATCTAGCATCCCATATATATTGCCTGTTCCGGTTGTATCTGACAGTTCTATTGGATGCAAACCATAATAACCTGCTGCTACGTTTGAATCTGTGTTTGTGTTTCTTATATTTTGAGAATTTTCATAAGGGATACATCTAGGAGTCAACCAAGTTCCCGAAACATCTCGCATTCTAAAATTTGCTCTATTACCTTTCCAACCATTTATCCAAGTAGTTGCAGAATACCTTGTAGCAGAAGCAGATGTTAAATTACCAAAAACAATCATAGGATAGGGGTATTGCCCAAAAGTGGCATATTTAAGGTGAAAACCTGCCCCAAAAAATACATAAGTATTTTGAACTTTTGCACAACAAATGAATCCTTGTCCGTTTGCCACTAACCAATAAGGGATAGACTGATTCCATAAAGTTACACCTAGACCTGTAGAACCTGCCCCCATACTATTTCCAGGTTGAGTTTCAAAAAGATTCCCAGAAACATAACCAGTAAAAGCATTAATTTGTAAGTTATAATAATCAGAAGAAACATTTTTATAAATTTTCATTCCATAGAATATTTGGTCAGTTCCACCTAAACCTGGAGCTTGAAAAAGCACAACTTTTTCATTAGCTAAATCCCCTAAAGTATTGGTTTCTGTTGTGTTTCTATTTGCAATATGTCTACTAGCTAAAGGAAGAGTAGCTGTTACAAATGTAGTTATTTTTGTTACCAAGTCATTGTGGTCCGTAGCTGTTCCTACTTCATACGACATAAAATCTCCTACAGCTTAAAATAAGGAAATAAAAAAATAAGAAAAAGTAAAAGGAATTAGTAGAATCAGCACGGATAATACGATTTTTGGATAAGATAAAAGTGTAGAAACTCTTTTATTTGTATATTTTTTATTCATTTAATTATTCCTATTTCTGTTTACGACATTCATTATAACTTCTTCCCCTTGAGCGGTTCCTAAAGCTGAATATACCATACTTTCATCAGTTACATTAATAACTCTTATGTTATTTATTACGTTATTTTCTTTTTGTTTTTTCTCTCTTCTTTCTCTTAAATCATCCGTAAAATCTCTGTTTTGATTAGGAGATAAAACTCTTTCTCCTCCAGCCAAAAGATATGTTTGTTCCGCCGGAACATTTGTTAATCCTCCGTGTGCAGCGGGTAAAGGTTGATTAACTATAGTTGCAATTTGTATAGCTCCAGCAGCTACAACAGCAGCAGCAGCAGCAGCCCCTAAAAAAGGCCCAACATAAGGAATCCCTGCCATTGCTCCGTAAGCCTGAATAGCTGCTTTAGCTGTTCCTATAATTGTTTCAGAGATAGAAAAAGCTTTATATGTAATAAAAGCAGCTTTCGCTTGTTTACTTCTTTCTCCATACATTGCTTGGAAAGTTTTTGTTATAGATAAAGCCGAATCTGCTGCTATTCCTGCTATACCTTCATAATACGTTGCGTTTGCTATAAAACTTTTTTGTCGATAGTTATCTTCAACTTCCTTTATAGCTTTAGCTCTATCTTCTGCTGCCGAAGGAGAATCCTTCTCTATATCTAACTTAAATTGAGTTTCAATCCCAGCAAGAGATTCCGCTTTTAGGTTATTTAAATTTGAGGTCTCTGAATCTAATTGAGCTTTTGGACTAAAATTATTTACCTTTAAAGCTGCGGCAGCTTGTGTCCCTTTTTGTATTCTTGATTGTATTTCTTCTATTGCTTCTACATTATCTTTTACGTTTCCACTTTCTTCTGCTAGTTTCTTCCATTGGAAGATTAAAGTGTTTTGAGTTTCTACTTGTTTCTCGGTAGTGGAAGATATTTGGGCAACTGCTTGATTTTGAGAAAGAATACCTATAGCTACTTTATTGTTTATTTCTTGGAGGTCATTTTGGAATTTTCTTTCATTTGTTTCATACCTTTTTTTTATATCTGCAATTTCTACCGCAAGTTCTCTTTCTTTTTGCAAAACAGGCAATCTACGAAGTAAGAACTCACTTCCTAGTTTAGTTGCTTGGGCAGTTCTTTCTTCAAATTCTGCTTTAATTTTTTGTTTTTCTGATTGACTTGTATTTCCTAGAATATCTTCGTACTCTATTTTAAACTGCATTTCTGCTTTAGTTCTTTCGAAAATATTATTTGCAAGATCAGCTTCTTTTTGCTTTAAAGCAATAATATTTTGTAGCGAAGCTTCTTTCGCAGAATCTAAAGCAGTTTGTTTTTTAGTTTGTTGATCTAAGAGTGCGGTTTCTAGGTTTTCTCCACCATAACCTTTTACAAACTTAGATAAATAATCCTGAGTTTCTTTTGGTCGAATTCCTTTATCTTCATTTCCGAAACCTGCATTATAAGCAGCCGCCGCTTTTATCAAGTCTCCTTGATAGCGTTTTACAAGAGCCTTATAATATTCTATTCCAAAATTTGCTAAAGTATCAACATTGTTAAGAGCATAATCTTTTAAGATTTTCTTTTGTGTTTCTGAGATTTTTCCTGCTTTAGCTGCAATTTCTGCATCCAAAACATTTTGCGGAACTTTTATAGGAGTAACGCCTTCTAGCCCAGGTCTTGCTAAAGTAGAAGGTTGTACTTGGCGTAATCCTATAGCTCCAGTCCTAGATACTGCTCCAGCATTACCAGAAGATTCTATTTCTTGAATAACCGCAAGAGCTTTATTTAGGTCTGTTATGGATTTCTTTGTAACAGACAAAACTCTCCCATATCCCTCTTCGGCAAGAGCAATTCTTTTTGTGGAATACTCTTTTTCTAAGGCAAATCTTTGTTGTTCAAAAACTGCTTGTTTAGATATTTTTTCATTTTCAGAAATATTAAGAGTCTTATCTTGCAAAGATACATTAAAGAGTTTTTCATTTAACTCTATAATTTTTAATTTTGCTTTGTACTTTTCTTCTTCTTGTTGGAGAAGTTCGGTATTAAGTTTAAGCTCTTTTCCGAAGTTTATTTCTTTCTTTTTCTGTATTTCATCAAGTTGAGCCTGAGATTCTTGATAAGGAGAAGTTTCAGGAGCAGCAGAATAATCAGTAAGATTTAGGAAAGCTTTTGTAATATCATCATTGTTTTGTAAAGCCTTAGTTCTTATGGCTTCTTGAATTTCGAGAACGCTTTTAAAAGAATTTAGATACTTGTCTTTCTTTTCATTTATAGTATCCGTTACTGCATTCCCAGTACCTTGAGAGAACAAAGCAAGATTTTTATCGAAAGTTTTTCCGAATTCATCAAAAGAAAAGTCTTTTAAAATATCTCTTACTTTGAAATCTCTTAAAGTCGCCAAAAGCGCCATGAATTTTTCGAAAACTACTATAACTTCGTTTTCAATTAAATCGGCAAGATTGACAAATTCTCCAGCTATCTCTATTGTGTATCCTGTGGTTTCTTCGTACTTTATATTTAACCCAGCAAGTTCAGTAGTTAATAAAGATACACCACCTAAAACTGCTAGTTGTGGGACTCTTAAACCTATAAAAGCTACCGCTAGTTTATTTATATTTGCTACTGCCGCAACACCTAATCTCACAATAAGTATTGCAGAAATAGCTTCAAGAATTTGTTTAGTACCTTCTAAGTTTTTGTTGAGTCCTTCTACAGCTTCGGCAGCAGCTTTAACAGTGGCATTTAAAGCTCCCTGCGTATCTTCGAAAGCTTTCCGATTTATCTCTGTGTAAGCGGTTTGTAAACGGTTAAGATTAGAAAGAAGTTTTGTAGAATTAAGTTTAAAAACACTATCATCAACACCGCCGAAAATTTCTCTATAAAGTCTTGCAAATTTTGGAACAAAGTCTTTCGCAATTACTTCATTATTCTTCATTGCTTCCAAAAATGCAGCAGGGCTTTTTCCAAAAGCTTTTGCTCCAATTTCTACCGCTCCAGGAAGAGCATTACCTAATTGTTTCTTGATTTCTTCTGACTGAACAACACCTTTTGAAAATATTTGATCTAAAGCAAGAAACACAGAATCTACTTTATCTTTAGACAAAGTAAGAATTGTAGAAACTTCTGTGAAGTCTCGGAAAATTTGATTTATCTGGTCTTGATTTGCTCCAGCCAAAGCAGCAGAAGGAGCGAACTTAGCATAAGATTGTTCCAAATCAGATACAACTTGCCCAGCAGTATTTCCAAGGTCTTTTATAAATTGTAAGTTTTCCCTTCCTTTTTCTGAACCGAATATTCCAAAAATAGCTGCTTGAGAAGCTTGCGCTTGTATACCTGCTTTTGGAATATTTAAAAGAGCTTCTTCTGTAAGATTGAGAATAGAGTTATATACTCTATAAATACTTACGGCTTCTGCAATATGAGCAATAAGACTTTTATGCCTTCGAGTATTTACATCTAAAAGATTATTATTTCTATCATATTCTTTTGAGTTTTCTTTTAGACTTTCAGTTTCTTTTTGAATTATCTGTCCAGTTAAGGGATTTCTTAAGGGAGCCGTAACTCTTTGTGGGATAGTAGATGCTATAGTAGAAGCAGAAAATCCAGGAATAGCACTAGTAGATTTTAATAATTGTGCATGTTGTTTTTCCTTTTTTGCTATTTCATCAAACATAGCAGCATAGGCTACTTCTCTACTCTTTAGATTAGCTTTCTCGTAAAAAAGTTGTTGATCTAAAATATCTTTATGATGCCTTGCAGAAGATTCTTCTAAAATACGAATTTTTTCTTGATACTCCTTTTCTGTTTGGAGTATTTGCCCAGTCAATGAATTTCTTAAGGGAGTTACAGTCTTATTTGGAGTGGTAGAAGCTGTTGTAGAAGCAGAAAATCCAGGAATTGCTTGCGTAGAAGGAGCAGCACCCAGAGTTAGATTGTTTCTTATGGAAGTAAGACGTTGAGTTTCTTGGATTGTATCTTGTAGAGTTCTATTATATTTAGCTAGAGAACTTTGCGCTTGATTAAATACAAGATTAGCAGCACTTCCTCCTTGACTTAAAGTTTCATTGTACTGTGCAACTTTAAGCCTTAACTCATTATACGCTGTTAAGGATTTCTTAGACTGTGCGGCAATTAGATCATTTACAGATAAAACTTTCTTTAAAGAAGTTTCTTGTTCTCCTGCTATAAGAACAAGTTTTTTTCCTTCTGTTACATCAACTTGAAGTTTTAACTTTATAATCTTTTCAGCCATAAATTTACTCTTCTTTTTTAGGTATTGATTTTTCAATAGTTATATCAAGATAACTTCCATCAAGATATGCTATTTTTTCTAAACTCTCTGAAAAAGATAATTTCTTTTCTTCTATTAGTTTTAATAGAATATTTTCACAAAGAGTATATTCATGTCTAAAATTTCTTGCTATTTTATAAATGTCATAAATGTCCTTATTCGTGTCAAAAAGATAGAAACTTTCTATCTCAATTTCTTCTTCTTCTTCATCTTCAAAGGTTAAACCAGGAAAAGCAGCAGAAAGTACATTTTCATCTTTTTTCCTTTCTGCTATCTCTTTATTTGCCCGACTTCTAAGAGTATCCTCTCCTAGAGCTTTTCCTAGTTCTATTAGTTTTTTAAGTTCAGGGAATCAAAATCTACATTATACAAAGCTTTTTGTAAAGTTGTTATAAAAGGAAGTCTCCAAGGTGAAGAAGAAAGGAAAAGATTCAAAAGAGTTTCTAAACAAATTTCTCTGGTTTCCCAAAGACCTTCTCTTAGGGATTCTTCTCTTGTATCTTTGATAGTAATAGAAACAGTTTTTTCTTCCTCTTCCACATCAAAAGAAATATTCTTTAGATATACTATTTCTTCTTTAAGAAAATTATCTAAAAGACCGAAAGAAGAAGAAGTTTCTTTTTCAACTAAATCTTTAAAACTATCTAGTCTTTTTTGAGACTCTTCTATGTTGTATCTTTTGAATCCTACTAATACTTTTTCTTGATTTCCTGTAGAATCTTTTGCAATTACTTCCAATTCTACTGTTGGACTTTGCAACTTTACGTATAAATGCTTTGCCATTTTAAATTCCTCAAATAAAAAAAATTATATTATATTATCTTAAAATTAAATCTGTAGAACCTACGTTTCTAAAACCCAACTCTTGTGCAACATAAGTTCCAATTTTAGAAGATGTAATCTTTGTAAGTTGAAGTTTATGGAATGTAAATTCTGTTTTCTTTCCTACAAAATTTCCAAATTTAATAGAAAGAGCATGGTTCGCTTCTAAATTATTATCTGGATTGTAGATAGCATCAGCAGAATCCTCAAGAATTGCTAAAGTAACATCCGTAGGAGTTGCTCCTTTACTCCACCCATCCTCACAAGAAGTTAGAAACCTTTGATAGTCAAACCCTGCAAAGTTCGGGGCAGTCAACTTATCAAAACAAAAGTTTTTAACATTTGTAATAGTTGGTTCAGTAGCGCCTACATACAATTGCAATTCACTTGTTGTGATAGTTTTGCTGGACATAGAAGGAGCGTGTTCAGCTTTTTGATCTCCAAAGTTTTCAGTAATCTTTAATTGTTGGGCAATTTCCAAAAGATTACCTTGATAGTTGAACTTTAATTTTCCTCTTGTTCCGATTACACCATCTAAATCAATCGTCCCTCTTGCATCAGTAAGAGTGTATACTTTTTGTGTTCCTGCGACAACTAAATCTGGAGAGCTTCTCCTAACTTCTATAGTCAAAAAACTATTTGAAGCTAAACTATTAGTGAATTTAGCGAATCCTTGACTTCCTGTAGAAAGGACTAAAGCCATCCCAGAAGATGTAAATAAAGGAGCTAAGGGCACTTCTGATGCAACTGGGTCTGTTCCCGCAATAGTTCCAAGAGAAGGTACAAAAACTTCAAAATCTGTCTTACAATAGGTATCTTTTATTGAAGTTTCTTCGTCCCTGTTTAGTTCGTCTCCAAGATATTGGAATGCTTCTGAATCGATTTCCTTAGAATAATTAAAATTCACAACTGCAACAGCATTTAAAGGCCCAAGTCCTGTAGCATATTTTGCAGCAGATAAAGCAATTAAAGCATTTGACACAAGTACAGCAGCAGTATCAGTAGTTACAGAATTAACTTGACCTACAATAGCTCCTGTTAAATCTTTTATGTATCCTCCAGGAACTAAATCAGTTAGAAAAGTTGTACCAACTCCTGTAACGGCAGTAGAAGCTAAACCAGTTGTAATTGTTCCAGCAGTTTTTGAGTTAATAATTGCAGCAGCAGTCACTGCAACTGCTCCATTAGCCGTTAAAGTTGCTAAAAGGTCTGACGTAACAGAGAAAACAGTTCCAACAACAGTTCCTGCTACATTAGTAATAATATCTCCTGCTTTCAGCTCGGTAAGATACTTAGAACTTACTCCAGTAATAGTAGGAGAACCTGTAGTAATTGTCGCGGTTCCGGTTAAAGTAAATGTTCTTTTACTTGCAGAATTTCCTTCTGTTAACTGAGGTAATACAAATAAGGCTAATGCTTTTTCATGAAATTTAACAGCCATAGTTTTATTCTCCTAAAGAATTTGATTTAGATTGTTTGGGTTGCTTTTCTGTAGCCGTTTTTATGTTTTCCTGAAAGCAATCAGAAGGAAGATTTAATTCTTGTGCAATAATTTTTCCTTCTGCCGCTAAATCCGCTAAAGTTTTATCAACCTTAACTAGAGTTAGATTTCCGTTAATATCTTCTGTGTAAATTGCCATTTTATGTCCTATTAGATTAAAATTCTTGGAAAAACCATAGCTATAGTTTCTAGCCACCATATTTTTATTCCTGTTCTTCCTATAAGTTTTCCGTTATAGAAACTTATAGTTGAAAAACTATCTTCATCAGGAACAGGGTCAAATTTTATATAACTTTTGTAAACTATATTCCTAACTTCATACAAGTTATTTCTTAGACAAAGTATGTGAATTTCTGTAAGAAGAACTTGAGAATTTTCCTGTTCTTGGTATCCATCTGTCCATATAATAGAAGGATTTTGTAAATGTATTCCTGTATGACCAATATAGAGTTTAGGAATAACAACTTCTTCTTGAACAATATCTATTTGCTTTTCGGTAGCAAGAGAAACATTATATCCTGTTTCTCTTTTCAAATGGTCTACTAAAATTTGTTCATTGTACATTTATTAATCCTGATTTGTTATTCCTAAATAAGAACAATGTAAATTTACCCATCCAGTAAGATCAAACATAAAAGAATTTATTTTAAAACTATAAAGTCTCTTAGAATTAGGGGGAAGATAAGTAAATTCATTATCTTCTGATAATTCATATAAATTATAATCAACTTCTGAGATTAAAAAGATATAATCTTGAAAATAGGTATCTTCTCCGCTTGCAAAATTAGTATATAAATCTGTTAAACAAATAGCTCTTATCTGTCCACAACAAAAATCTATAGGTTCTCCAGCAGTCTCAAGAGCATATAAAATATCTTCTGGGCTTTCTAGCATCTTAGGAGACCATATAAATAAAATTTAAAATTAAAAAATATAAACTAATAAAGATGCACTATAAATAAGAACTATACAATCTCTAAACTTATTCATAAAAGTCTTGAAAACTTTTAATAACTTTATCCGTTAATTTTTCTATTTTTTGTTGTACTATTTTATCTTTTTCATATACTCTTTCTGCTAAAGTTGCTAAACTAGGACCAAAAAGAATTTCTACATCTGCTCTTTTTCCTCCTCTAGCTATTCCTTCTGAATCTATTTCAGTCGGAAACTTTAACCAAGTTTCTTTTTGTTTTCTTGAAAAAATTCTAATATTATCTTGTGCATCAGTTCCAAGAAATTTTTTGTATTTAGGTCGAAATCTTGGAAGCTCTATACTTCCACGTTTTCGTACTCTTGAAATAACCTGAACTGCTTTATTTACAGGAATATAGTATTTTTTTCCTTCTTCTGGTTTAATAGGAATAGCATTTCTGACATCTAATTCGTGTTTAGTATAAGGATATTCCGAAAGAGGGATTTTTTTATCCTCATAAGATATTCCTATATCTAAGAGACTTTCAGATTCTTTTAAATTTTGTCCTTTAAAGACTTTTTCTAAAGAATAAGGAATATTATAATTAGCTTCTATTCTTTCTTCTAAAGTTTGTCTTATATCTAATAAATCAACTGCTATATTAGCAGAAACTTTTGCATTTTGAATAGAAGGATTTCGAGAAATAAAATCATTAAATTCTTTTAGTCCTTCTATCTTTATATTAAATGCCATTATTTCATTCCTTCAATTGCTCCTTCAACTGCTCCTTTTATAGCTTCTTTAAGAGCTTGTACTTGATCTGAGACAACTCCAGAAATTGTAATTTCTTTTTTAGTGTGCTTAATTTTATCTTCTACTGTGATGGAAAAATCAGAAAACGAAGTTAAGGTAAAATAACTTTCTCTTTCTACTACAACATCGTCCAATTTAACTGTATTAAATGAACAAGAAGAAGAAAACAAAATTAAACAAATTAAAAATATATTTTTCATAGTCTTAAAAAAGGAAACAGATAAATAAATCCTAGTACAATCTATCTACCTGTTTCCAAAATAATTAATTAAACAACTTTCCAAGAAGTCAAAGCATCAATAGCAGTATGACCGAAAAGGAAGTTTGTATGTACTTCCCATTCTTCCATTCCTGTCTTTGAATTTGTCCAGTAATTAATCCATCTAGGCATAGCATTATAAGAAGCCCTAGGATGTAGAATCCTTCCATGAACTTTAACGCCATTGGATTTATCAGGAAAACCCACAACAAAGCCATCAGGAAGATAAGACTTTTCTATTCCGGTACTTCTATCATGATAGATACCTGAATAAGTGTAAATAGGAACAGAAGAACCGTTTTCAAAAGTCCAATATCTTCGTAAATTCAAACCTTGAACATTCTGAGCTTGTGGGAGAATATCCCTAGAAGTTGCTAGAATACTAGAAATATTTACATCTGCTGCATCTTTGTAGTTTGTATTTACGTCGAAATTAAACGCATCATAAGCATTATCTGACATATGAAATGCAGCAACTCTAGTTCTCTTTGCGATAGTTTCGTACATTCTAACTAAATCTAAAACAGGTGTTGCAGTTCCAGCAGTAACTAAAGCTTTTGTCCAAGCTTTTTGTCCAGCAGTATATCCGCCACTTGAAGCAATAACTGGCATAATAGTTTGGGCAGAATCCCAAGGAGCAGTTACAGCAGTTGTAGTAAGATTAACAGAAGGAATTAACTTTAAAGATAATCCCGCAACTGTAGAGATAACAGTTCTTTTAAAATCATACCTTACCCTAGGATGTTTCTCAGAAAAAGCCTCATATCCCCCATAAAGAGCAAGATTAGAAGAAGTAAGTTCAAAGAGATTTTGAATTCTTTGTTCTGCTTCTACAAATTTAGCTTGCAAACGTAAAGCTTGATTAGCCATTACATCTACTTGTCCAAATTGTTGGCCTAGTTGTCTTTGATTTAGGACATCAAAATTATCCGTAGTCACATCTTCTTTTGCATAAGCAAACCGCATTTCAGTATGACTGAAATCAGGAAGTTGGATAGGAGTTGCGTCTTTATCAAAAGACACAAAAGTTCCTACGACATTCTTAATAGAAAATTCTCTATCAAAGTTTACTGTTTCTGTCAAAACTGGAGGTTTTGTAGTAAAGAAACCTTGTACAAAGTTGGGTCTTAAAATAGGTAAAGCCTTAATAACTCCAGAAAGAACTTTACCGGCTTGATAAGGGGTTAGAAATTCAGTAGCCATTATACTATATCTCCATCAGATAAGAAAGTCAGCCCTATTCCAGAATTTTCTACAAATTTAGTTTGCAAGTCCTGAGTGGCTCTTGTAGAACTAGCAATAGTTCCAGTATTGTAGGCTGTATAAGCAACCAGAGTTCCGTCGAAGTCTGTCATCTTATCTGTAGAAGGGTTAACTCCCCAGCAAAGAGCGTTAGCATAAACTTCGGCTTCTTTCAAAGCTTCTACAATAACATCAACAGAAGTTGCATTAACATCTTCTAAAAGAACTCCAGCAATAGGAGCGAAAGAAGTAGCACCATCAACCTTAGAAAAAGTCGGATCAGTTGCAGTTCCTGTGTCTGCTAAATCTGCTACGTTTGTTAAACCTGTAGTAGAAACAAACATAACTTCGCCAGTTGCATTATAAAGAGATGAATTCCATCCAGTCATAGTGCCGGCAGTAAAAGTTCCAGTTACAGTTGCATCAATACCTCTAGCTAAAAGCAAAGTATTTGCAGCGGATGCAGTTGTTCCAGCCGCTAAATCTTTCCAAATAGTTGCAAGTTGAGCAGCAGTAACACTACCAGTTCCGGCAGTAAAAGTTAAACCACCTAGAATAAGAGTTTGTCCAGTTGTAATAGTAGCAAAAAGAACTATTACAGCTTCGGATAAACCTAAGTGTGCAATTGCTTTTCCGCCATTAGCAACAGTATCACTTTGCAAAAAAGAACCCTTCTTAAGAACTTGTCCTGATTTGACTTTTAAAGATACTGTCTTTCTGTCAGAAGCTCTGGCATAGAAGTTCTTTTTTGTGCTAGCAGCATAATCAGTCATACCTCCATTATATTCAGCCATTTTATTCTACTCCTTCAAAGTTTTTTTGAATCTTTTCAGCTTGTTCAAGACCAAAAAAGAGCCTATCTGCTGGAGTTTCATCCTTTAAATTCTTAAAAGTAGATTGATCTGCACTAGATAGATTCCCGCCATTTGTATTAATAGATGTGGAAGCGTCTTTCTGCTCGGCGAGTCTTGTAAAAAGAACAGCAACCATATCCAAAGAAAAATTCTTGGAAATTGCTTCTTCTGCTACTTCCGGAGAAATTTTAAAAGTTTTTGCAGACTGTAGAATAGCTGAAACTCTTGACCTTTCTTCTTGAATTGCTCTAGCTACACTTAAACCTTGACTATCTTTTAAGGTTTTTAGTTCAGCTTCCAGAGCAACATACCTATCTAATGTTACATTTTCTGACATATTAATATCCTCTTTGATTAAACTATCCGAAATACTTTCAGAATTAAAAGTATTCATATTTACTACATCCTCTAAACTAGATAGATTCTGTGAATCTAGTTCTTCTTTTTTTAAGTCTTTTAAATCTTTTAAATCTTCCTTTAAATTTGTGGATAAAACTGGAGTTAAGTTATTTGCACCGAATAGCACACAACTATTTTCACGAATATCTGCTTCTTTAGTTACCCAAAAATGTCCAGCTCTATCTGCAAGATTCTTATTTAAAACTTGCGGATAAAACTCGTCCCAAACTGCTTTTTCTTCTTTAAAAGTTTCTTCTTTTGAATTTATGGCTAAAGCCATATCCATTAATCTGACTCCTATAGAATGTTGGTTTATTTTATCATTTTTATAGAATTTATAAACATTTTCATTGTAGTCTTTACGAATTTTTGTGTTCATAAGAACTGCATTAACTTCACCCTTTTTATTTAATCCAAGAAATTTTAAAGGCATTTTTGCAGTATAAACCTTCTGAACGTCCCCTACATGTGAAGTGGATGTTTGATTGTGGTCAAATATATGGGGAATATTTTTACCTCTTGCTTTTATACTATTATCAAAAGCATTTTCGGTAAAAAAATCTAAAGTAGAAGTTATCCAATTAGAAGTAGCACAAACAACAGTAACATTTAAAGTATCGGGTTCTTCTTCTTCGCCTGTAGAAGGACTTTGTTCAGCTAATTTAATAAGAACATCTTTCTTTTCTTTTGCTCGAACAGTGTTACAAACAATTGAATCCGTATAAACCATATCTGATTGTTTTTGAACAATTAATTTGGCTTTATTAGCTTTCAAATAAGAAAAATATTCAGAATTGTTAAAATTTTCTATGCTCATACTTAACCTATTGATTCTTAAGAATAAAATAAAATTAATGCAATTATACCATACCTAAAATAAAAATACAAGTATTTTAACTTCCTGTAGTATTACTTTTAGGAGTAGAATTGTTTTGAGTTTGTTGTCCTGAATTTCCAATCATACCTCCTAAACCTAATCGAATTAAAGTTTGTTTACTTTCTTCTATTTCTTCTTCTGTATATCCTCTTTCTGCCCAAACGGATTGTATAGGTCTCTGTAAACTTATAACTTCTAAAAGATCAGCCTGACTATCTTTTAAATCATCAACTCCATACCATCTAGGAAATTCAAAAGTAGGTATTGCATCTTTGACTTTATAGTTTAGAGCCATAGATACATCCTTAAATCTTTTTGTTAGCGGCATATAAAAATCAGGAATATCTACAATAGAAAACTCAAATTCTATATCTTTTCTATAGGAAGAAAGAATCGCTCGAATAGAAGAAAAATTTAATCCTTCCGTGTCTCCAGAAAATAGGTGATAAGGAATATTTAAAGCAGAACTTAGTTTTTGATCTCCATTCTTTAGAAGGTCTTTTAGATTATCCCCAACATCTCTACTTTGAACTAAGTTAAACTTTCCTCTTGTAGATTGTACTGTTCCCCCTGTGTTATCAAAATGAAGTTGTTTTACAGAATCATCTAAACTTCTTCTTCCTGAAAGTCCTACTGTTCCTACAGGTTCCAAATTGTTTGTGTTTAATTCAGATATTACCCAAGCAACTAAAGAAGCCGAAGTTTGTGTTCTGATAGTTGCAGTAAATAAGTCCTCCATTTCATAAAGTAAAATTAACGAAGGAGCTAAAACTGGAACTCCTCTCCATTGGTTACTCCGAAGTCTCTTAAACGCATGAAGAACATTTTCGGCGGGAACTTCTACATAATTGTTATTCGTAGGAGTAAAATCTTGTCCTATTCCAAAATATCTATCCTTGTAAAAATTGTATGTTTCTGGGATACTTAAAGTTTCTTTATCAAAAGTTATACCATATCTTGTTCTTCCTACAGGAATATTGTTTTGTTCTGTTCCATCTCCCATATAGCCAATATCAAGATATTCCGACTCTATTCCTTGGAGTTTTAAGGGAACTTTATTCCCTTTTCTTGTAATCATTCTAGCAATAAATTCTCCTGATTCAAATCTGTCGCTCCTAAGAGTTGCACAGAAAGAAGTTAAATTTCCTTTATTATCATAAGAAGGAGATTCTTCGAATTCATCCCACAAATCCTGCATAATTTTATGTTGTTTTCCTTTAGCAGTTTTCCATTTAACTTTTATTGTTCCAGAAGAAGAAACATACTTATTCCTTGCACTAGAAGCATTAGAATTATTCCTTATCATATACCTGCAACGACTTTGCAGGAATCTTAATTCTCCTATTCCAGCAGCATCTATATCAGATGTAATAGCTTGTCTATGAGCTAAACGAAAATTCGTAGAAGCTCCTTCGTAATTTTGAATAACTATAGGATTTACGTAAAAATCTTCTGTAGTGGTGGAAGTATCGTCAGCCATTTTATCTCCTAAACACTAAAGGAATATTTGAGTTTTTTGTAAAAGCCGGAACAGCGGAAGAGGAAGATAGACTCTCTGAAATAAATTTTACTAACTCATCTCTTCTTTTGACAAGATATTCGAAAAGTTTATTCGGATCAGAAAATTGATAGTCTCTTTTATTTCCAGCCGACCAAATAGTTAATCGAACCCTTCTAGTTCCAGTATAATATTCATTTATAGCTGCGTTAATAGTGACAAGTTCTGTTTGAGCCTGTTCAACTGTCATATATTGGATAGTTTCCATAAAATTCCTCTTAGTTGTAAATACCTTCTTCGATTGCATCCCAATGAACGGAAGTAAACTCACGAATTCTTCTAGCATACATAGCGTGAAAAGCGTTTTTAGTAGCTGCCATAGCATCCATGTGTTTACCAGGAACAAGTTTATAAATTTCTCTTGTTGTACTTTTCGAAGAATTTATAAGTTTTTTACAAGAAGTCATTTGTTCTTCGAAATCCCCGTAACTTTGTTCGTTAAAATAGAAAACATCATGCTTAGAAATAACTCTTCCTGCTTCATCCTTTTCTAAGTTTAAGTTTATTCTTCTAAGAATTTCGTCTTGACATCTGTGAGTTCCCAAAGGATAAACCGAAACACCTAGACTTTCTGCTTTACTTCGTACATAGTTTCTTTCAGAATTCGTAAAAATATCTCTTGGTTCTTGATATATATCGTCAGAAGAATATTTAAGTTCTTTGCATCCCCTAGTAGCCATAACACATCTATTATGAACATCGTTCATTTTAGCTACCCATCTGTAGACTAATTCCGCTGTTTTTCCATCTTGGCAATCTATAGAAGTTGCTTCTATTGGTAGAACTTTTCCCGCAGCATGAGGAACTCCATCCAGACATATACTTGTTAATCTGTCCCAAACAGAATCTTCCCAATTAAGAACATTTCCGAAAATTTCAAACCAAGAAATGAGATAAGTATTTCCGTTTCTTCCAGCCGCAAGAATAATGATAGCAAATCTATTATGCTGAACGTCTATTCCCATAAAAGGAACTAAACCTTCAAACGGAATTATATGTTCCTTATAGTTGCTTCTAAGAAGTTTCATATTATCTGCATCTAAAGAAGTTATTCCCGCCGAATAAGCGTCTCCTTTTCTGTTATTTGTGAAACTTTTCATAGGAGCTTCATTACCCTTAGCAAAATCTATCTTTGCAAGGATTAAATCTTTTGCAAGTTCAGTATAATCACTTCCATCCTTAAAATTACTTAACATTTCAGAAAAATCAAAACCAAAAGTTTCTGTTACTTTCGAATTTTTTGGATGCCATCCTTTAGAGAAATTTCCGGTATGATCTATAAAACCAAAACTTTTTCCTTCTACGATATTTTGAGTTTTTTGTTCAAAACTCCATTCAATTTGACAAACTGGGCACTCAAATCTAGCAGAATCGGGATTATCTTTACCGTAGATGGAATCTATATATTTATTTTCGTATTCATCCCATTTTAAATTCCCAAAGGAACTAGAATCCATTGGAATAAGTTCTTTACAAGAATGGCACTGAGCTTTAAAGACTAACCAGTTACTTTGTTTTATTGCTTTCTCTACCCTAGAAAAATCTGCATCAGAAGGAGTTCCACCAAAAATAAATTTCTTTTTGGTTTTTGGGACAAGTTTCATCCTTTCTAGGATATTTTTAAAAGTATCTCCTTGTCCAGAAATTTCATCCTTTACATCATCCGGTTCTTCTATGATAACTACTGGAATATTATCTCCTTTTTGGTTTATAATTGAACCTAAAGTTGATAACATCAAATCCCCGTTCGGATAAGTAAGATGGAACATGTTCTCTTTATTCTTTGCAACTCCTACGTTTATATATTTTTTTAGAACAGTGGTGTTTTTTAAGAATTCTTTCCATTTACCAGCAGCAAATTTTCTAGCTTGGGATAAAGTTGCAAAACCTACAAGCATATTTGTTGGGTTTGTGTGGATACGTTTGCCCATATAGGTATTTATAACTTCTGTCCATCCTATTCTAGCGGATTTCTTAGACACTATATAAGGAATATACTTATTATCTAAACACTCATAAACATATTCCATATAAGGCATAACATTAGGGTCGAATGTTCCTACACCTATTGTACTTTCTTTTTCTGTAAGAGTCCTATAAGTTCTTCCCCAATCCATAGTAGAAATCCTTATAGGAGGTTGAAAAAGACACAGTAACTCCCCTAAAAGTTCTCTTTCGGAAATATTTTCTAAAGCTACTTTGAAATCCATTACTCTTCCAAAAGACTATTTAAGTCGATTTCTTGGTTTATCATAGCTTCTACATAAGCATCCGAGTCCCGATCACACTGGAAAAGAATATTTTTTCCTGTTACGTATAGACTTTGAAAACAACTATCTATAACAGGTTGTAAAGTTGGTTCCGTATCCGCAGCATTCCTTAAAACTGCCGCAATATTTCCAAAAAAAGGAGAAAGCAAAACTAAAAGCTCATTTTTATCTATAATTTGTTTTGATTCTTTTAGATTTGCTATATGAATTCCTCTTTCTCTAGCTTTGTCTAATTTTATTCTCTGAACCATTGCGGCAATAGAAATTTTAGTAAAATCCCCGTCTGGGGCTTTAGAAGATTTTTTCTCTGTTTCTTTTTCTGCATTTAATCTTACTCTTTCTAAGGCAACTTCGTTTTTCATCTGATAATGTTTGAAGATTATGTTTATATATTCTTCGTAGGTTCCAGAAAGAGGGATAATTCCCTTATCTTCTAAATCTTTCCATGATTTGGGATTCATGTTTAAAAGTTTCTGGCAAGCGGATTTTATACAGGGTTTCTTAGCTTCTGAAAGAAAAGGATTTTTTTCGTTAGGAACTTCCTGAACTTCTGTAAGTCCTTGATTTAATTCATTATTATTTTCCATAGGCAATCTATAAATTATATGTTATAATCCGACATAGTGTAGTGTATCATATTTTTAGAATTAAGGATAGAATTATGTCGTCAGGTAAAGTAAATCTCCCAATCATTGAACCAGGAGCTACGTACAGGGAAAAAATAGAATGGGTTTCTGTTATACCTTTAGAAAGTCTATCTTATGATACTTTAACCTCGAAAGTTATTGCAACTTGCAGGAACATCCATAATCTTATTACAGGAAATAAAGTAAATATACGTTCTGTGATACCTTATAGTTACAACATTGATTTTGTAATTATTACGGTTTTAGATGCTTATAGGTTTTCTTATACACCTTTGGTTACTCCTTCTACTCCTGCTAGAGTTTTTAGTGAAACTTCCTTAACAGTTCCGATAGACTTAACAGACTCTACTGCAAGTTTAAAAATTTATTCTCAAGATATAAATAATACTCTTTTAAAAGAATTAACTCTTGCGAATGGGGGTTTAACCTTTGACGCAACTAAGGGTATTATTAATGCCTTTATCTCAGATGAAGATACTGTTCTTATTCCTGTTTCTACAAAACAACTTCCTCATAGATACACTTTAGATATTTTTCATCCTAATGGAGATACTACTTTTCTTTTGAAAGGATTTTTTTCTTCTCCTTGTGTTCCTAAAAGCAGCAATTCCTTTATAATAGAATCTAGTCTTAGTACAGCTATTGTTATAACTGCCCCTCAAGGTGCTCCAGGAATTTCAGGAAGTGGGGCAGATAATATAGTAGATTATAGTTTTTCTTGGGGAGATGTTTCTCCAAATTTACTTCTCACAGTCCCTTCTGGAGAATCTATAGTAAAAGTAGAAGTTGCTATTTTGACTCCTTTCGATACAGTTTCTTCTTTATCTATAGGAGATACTTTAAATAATCAAAGATTATTTCCTTCAAATGCAATTGATTTAAGCATTGCTGCAACTTATGTTTCCAATATTGCCTATACTTATGTAAGTAGTGAAAACATAAATCTTTATCTATCTCCTGGGGTTGGAAATACTCAAGGAAACGGTTTAATTTTAATTTATACAACTTAAGGAAAATATTATGTCTATTTGGTCTGATCTTTTAGGTACAAGCAAACCAACTTTTAAATTAGGTTTTCTAGGAACTACGTTAAAAAATTCTTCTGGAAATCTTTTAGTAAGAAACTCTGCGGATAGCGCAGACGCAGAAATTACTGCATCTAAACTTAATATGTCTGGAGATATTCTGGATATTAATTCAGATGCAACTTCTACTGGTGCAAATTGGAAGTACACTTTACAACGTCCGACTTCTGGAATGACAGCAGCAGTTACGTTAACACTTCCTCCAGATGATGGAACAGCTAGCCAAGTTCTTCAAACAGATGGTAATGGGGTTCTTTCTTGGGCTTCTGCGGGAACTACTGCTTCTTCTTTAAAAGTAGATACAACAAGTTTAGCTTTCGGTACTGCTTCTCCTCTTACTTTATTCTCAACGGGCGCAGCAGATATAATAGAAAAGATTCAAATAATTGTAGATACTGCATTTAATGGAACTTCCACCGTAACTGTAGGTATTACGGGAACAACTTCCAAATATTCTACAACTACAGATGCAGACTTAACAACTGTTGGAGTTTACGAAATCCATCCAGGTTTAACCGCACAAGGAGCAGAAAGTCTTATTGCTACTTATGCAGCAGGTGGAGCTTCTGCGGGGGCAGCGAGAATACTCGTAACTTTTGCAACTCCAAGTTAATTAACTAACTAACTAACTAATAAACTGGGATTAATTTATGGCTGGGGAAATTGTCTTTGCTAAGCAACCTATTTTAAAAATGCCAACTAAGGCAAGTTCCTCTGTTCCTGTTTCTGCTACAGACACTCTAAATCTTTTCATAGATAGTACCAGTTTAAAAATTTCATCAAAAAATTCTGCGGGAACAGTTGTAAATCCAACAGAAGTAAAAAGGAACATAGTGCTGAGGGCAATAGATAAAACTGTTGACTGGCCGGCAGACGGAACAACAAATATATGGGGGGACTTTGAGTGTCCCTTTACTGGAACTATTTTGTCTGTTTTTGCTAATGTGGATACAGCAGGGATTACTGGTACTAGTGTAGTTGATATACTTAAGAACGGAACTACCATAATGTCTACAACCAAGTTACAGTGGGACTCTTCTGAAAAATCCACTAGGACTTTTAGTGGAACTGCTGCTACAATAACAACTTCTTCTGTCACAGAAGGAGACATAATAACAATAAGTATAATCACGAACCATACCACAAAAAGTAAAGGTTTGTGCGTTACTTTAATTATTTTACCCAGCTAATATGGCTTCCGCACCCACTTTTATAGGTTCAGGGGCACAAGGGATATCTGCTACAGGACTGGTAAACGTAGCTTGGACAACTGGGCATGTTGCAGGAAACTTTGCATTGTTTGTTCTGGAATCTTCCGGTGCGGACACTGCACATGACATAACCAATCCAACGGGAGTATGGAATCATATAACTGGGTCTCCTTTAGTAGATGTAGCAACAACAGCAGGTTCAATTTTTAGTGTTTTTCATAAATTTGCCGAATCTTCTGCCGAAGTTACTCCAGATGTAGGGGATAACGGAGACCATCAATTAGGAAAAATTTTCACTTTTGGCGGAGTAAACCCGAATAATCCGTTTAATGTGGAAACTGTAAGCAGTACAAAGACAACAGCCAGCACAACCGTAACATTCCCCTCCATAACCACGACAAAAGATAACTGCCTAATTGTCTTGATTGCTTCAAGACCAAATGATGGAAACTCCACTACATTTTTTAGTGGATACACCAACTCTAACTTGACTGGATTAGCAGAAGCCGGAGAAGCGGGGGGCTTGTTGGCAAATGGAGGAGGTTTTGCTGTAGCTTATGGGATAAAAGAAGTTGCAGGAAGTACGGGTACAACTACTGCCACGTTAAGTTCAAGTATCACCAATTGTATATTCACCATTGCCCTGGAACCAATAGATAACTTTAGACCTTCTGCAATTATTTTTTAAGGTATGAAAATGCAAGAACGTTTTTTAGAAAGAAGAATAAACGATATATCGCTAGAAAAAAGATTAACAAGCCTAGAGATACATTGTGAAAATTTAATGAAAGAAATGAAAAACTTAATGCAAGAAATAGAAAAGGTAAATAACTTAAATTCTAACTTAATATCAACCTTGCAAGCAAGGCTTGATGACTTTCAAAACCAAAATAACACAATTATTTTTGTAATAAAATATACTGTAGGTTTATTAGGTGTATTAGGAGTGATTTTTATAGATAAAGTGAAAGCATTTTTAGATTTAATTAAGACAAATTTTTAATTCCTCTAAAAGAGAACTACCATGCAAAAAAGAGATTTTTTAAGAGAATTTCAAGATTATATTAATCTTGTTCCTGATGGAATCGCGGGAAAAAAGACCTTTCAAGCGTTAAAACAAGAACTTTCTCTTTCTTCTGACCTACTTCTAGCTCATTTTTATGCAGTTTGTAAACATGAAAGCGGAAATTTTGTAGGTTCAGGGAGGGAGAACTTAAATTATTCTGCCAAAGCATTAAAAGAAAAGTTTCCTCACTACTTTCCGTCTATGGCAATGGCAAATGAGTATGCACGACAACCGGAAAGAATAGCAAACCATATATATGGAAGAAGAATGGGAAATGCCAGAACAGGAGACGGATGGAAGTATCGGGGAATAGGAGCAATCCAACTAACAGGAAGGTCAAATATAACAAAATGCTTGGAACATTTTGGAATTCCTTCTACAACAAATATAGAAATCCTTTTACATCCAAAATATTACTTTAAGGCAGCAAAGTATTTCTTTGATATAAATAATATTTGGGATCATTGCATAGACACAACAGAAAATTCGGTTTTAATTGTGGCTAGAGCAGTTAATTTAGGCGATTACAAAAGCTTAAAAACCCCTATAAATATGAAAGAAAGGTACAGAACAGCGAAGGAAATCTTTAATATTTTAGATTTAATTTAAAAGTCAAAAAGATATTTATAGAAATCTACTCCTCCAAAACTTAAATGAAAAAAAATAACAAATAGAGAGTCATTATCCCAAAAAATTACCCCAGCCGATAAACAAAGAAGAAAAACAAAAAAAAATGTGCAGTTAGTTTTATACTTCATAGGCGATAAAACTCTATAATAAAATAAGTGTTTCTCATAAAATGTCCATTTTATATAAAGCATATCCAAAACATAAAATAAACGACATAGTAAGAGTAAAATTTAAAGATGAAATTGACAAAACTGCTAAACTTAAACTTATAATAGCTAAGAAAACATACATTTTTTATTCTCCTGAATATTTAATAAAACTTTACGGGACAAGTTGTGTTATTCATAATGCCTTGGGTATAAAATATTTCTGCTCCTTTTTCCTCTTTGTAATCTTGTAAATATTCTAGCATTAGAATAAAGAGTTTCTTTTTTTCCTTTATCGAAAAAAACTCTGAAATATTTTCTTTTCTCTTTTCTTTTATAAGAGAAAAAAGAATATTTTCTTTCTTAGAAGCTAAATCAAATTCTATATTTTTTCTTCTTTTCAAGAGCAGTTTTCTTCTACGAAAAATCTCAGATTTAGCCTGTTTACATCGAGTAAGTTGATTTTTTATTTCAATTTCTGCCTTAAAAATAAAGTTTACTGTGCTACCATCTAAGAGAAACACATTAAATAAACCAATAAGTTCATTTCTTACTTGAACTTCTAAAGAAATTTTATTCTCTTGACCTCCTGTTCTATCATATTCTTCTCTTCTTTTCCTATCCGAAAGAATCTCGTAAGCCCTTTTTAATTTTTTAAACTTTTCTGTATCTTCTCCTTTATCAGGATGATATTTTTGGGCAAGAATTTTATAATTCTTTCGGATAGTTTCTTGAGAAGAATCTTTTGGAACTTGTAAAATTTCATATAAATTCATTATAAATA